GAAAAAGCTAGAAGGTACAATGCAAGAAAAGGGATTTGTTTTAGGTGAATCATCTAAAGCATCTCATTATGAAAAAAGAAGAAACGAAGAATTACATCAAGTTTCTAATTTTGCACAAACTAATAAAGATGAATTTTGTAAAGATTTTGATAATTTAAAAAAGAATCCGAATAGATTAAGTAGTAAACCAGCTACAGTTAAAAGTAGAGTAGCTGATATATTAAAATTAACTAAAGCTACCGATTTATCAAAAGTTAAATGTGATACTTTTATACAAAATGTAATGAGTGTAAGACCTTTGAGTGGAGATGCTATGAAAGTTATTGGTGATATGTGTAAAACATCAACCAATCCATATTTGAAAGCGGCCTATGGTAAAATGAGAGCTCTAGACAGAGAAATGACTGATTCAATTGCAGATGATTTTGATAAACCAGAAAACCAAACCGTAGTTAAAAAATTGGTAAGAGATGAAACTCATATTACCGATATTCTATTTGCGGATAATCCTAATTTAGATGAACTAAAAGTAGTATATGGTACAGACCCAGCTATTGAAATGAAAAAAGAGGAATTATCCAAATTGTTTGGTGTAGATGATTTATATACTAAATACGAAGCTGAGACAGACCCTGCTAAAAAAGCAGAAATACGAAAACAAATTGAAGATACAATTGATAGTAAAATAGTTATTAGTAGAAAGAAGGGAGTAATGTCTGTAGCAATCAATGTTAATGGTCCAGATGGTAAACCATCTCAACTTCCATTATTTGAAGCTAAGATTAGAACTAGAGGATTTGGTAACGCTCCTACATTTGAGATGTCACAAAATACATTTGGTGGTATATCTTACAAATACGGACATACTGATTATAATGGTGTTGGCGTTGATTCTCAGGGAAATCCAAATACACCTTGGTCTGATGAAGATAAATCAATTGTTGTACTTTCTATGTTAGGTGATATAACTAATGATTTTGAAGAAGATTTAGATTCTTTGGATGAAAAAACAATGGCTGAAATTGGAGGAAGACTTCAGGATTTGGATAAAATATATCCTAATCATCCTAAAGTTAAATTGTTTAGAAAAAAATACTTAGAAAGTGCTAAACAATCAACTCAAAGACCTGTACCAAAAGCAGCAATTAAGAAGCCTGTAAAGAAAACCCCAGCTAAAGCTCCTGTTAAGAAAGCAGCAACTAAAAAGCCTGTAAAAAAGACTCCAGCTAAAGCTCCTGTTAAGAAAGTAAGAAGATAGCTCGTTTTTACCCTTCCTTTTGGTTTTTGATATTTATAGGTAATAAAAGAAACAAGAGGAAGAATGAAGACACAGTTACTTTGTACATTTACAACAAAGGAGGAGTTACAAAACACTCTACAACAAATTAGAGAGACTTATCACATAGTCTACAATTATATATACATATTACAAAACAAGTCCAATTTAGAGGAATTGTTTGTAACATACAATATAGATACGCAATTCCAACCGGAGACTCCATTGGAAAACACAATCCTAATACATAGAAAGAAAGAATCTAACTCACTTTACACTATTAATGCTCTTAACGAATTAGTTAAAGAGGAAAATGGTGGAGTATTAGATGCATCCTTTGTCATTAATTGGCAAAAGTTCAAAAATTCAATCATATTAACAAACGCCGAAGGAACTAAGAAAATTCAGACAAGAGTTTTTGAAGTAATTGATTTCGGAGAAGGAAACAAAGAAGTTACGGAAGGACAATCTAAATAATTTTTATTATGTTATTAAAAAAAGGTGATAACAACGAACAAGTAAAACAACTTCAAGTTAAATTAGGTTTAGACCCAATCGGTAATTTTGGACCTAAAACGGAGGAAGCAGTAAAATTATGGCAAGCAGCTCATGGTTTAACCGCAGATGGTATGGTAGGTGATAAGACTTGGGCAATGATTATGGGTGAGGAAGAACATCCACAGGTACAACAACAAGCGGTAGCAGTAGCTAATTCAACTGGTTTAAAATTAGAAAAACTAAAAGGACATATTCCTGATGCAGTTATCGCAATGATACCTGCAGTAGCACAAAAGTTTCAAATTGATTCTGCATTAAGATTAGCACACTTCTTAGCACAATGTGGACATGAGAGTGGTGGATTTCGTTTGACAAAAGAAAATCTAAACTATTCAGCTAAAGGATTAAATGGTATCTTTAAGAAATATTTCCCAACTTTAGAATCGGCTCTACCTTACGAAAGAAAGCCGGAGAAGATTGCAAACAAAGTATATGGTGGTAGAATGGGTAATGGTCCTGAAGCAAGTGGTGATGGTGCAAAGTTTTGTGGTAGAGGATATATCCAATTAACAGGAAAAGATAACTATACCGCATTTGGTAAATCAATTGGTGAAGATGTTTGTGCTAACCCACAAGTAGTAGCTGAAAAATACGCATTATTATCAGCAGCATGGTTCTTCAACAAAAACGGATTACACAAAATGGCTGATGGTGGAGCAAGTGATACAGTTGTAACATCTATTACTAAAAGAGTAAATGGTGGAACTATTGGATTGCCTGATAGAATTAAACACTTTAAAGAGTATTATAACTTATTAGCATAAAAGAAAGGGAGAAACTAAAAATTCTCCCTTTTTTATTTGATAGGATATTTATATGTATGATTTTACTTAGAGAATTATTTGAGGCTAAAACAAAAACAACTGATTTTTCGGCAATATCCAAAAAAACAGGTAAATTAGTATATTTTGATACTAAAGATAATATGGATGCCGCAGTTAAAGTGGGTACACATGATAAACCTAAAGTAAAAGGAAAGGATGTAAAGACTCCAAAATCTTCTGATTTATTTAAAGGAGATTACGAAAAGGAAAGAGGTGGTACGATTGATACTACTGAAAACTCAGCAAAAGAAATAATAAACGGAATTAAAAATATTGGATACAGTAGTATGGTTACCCTTTATAGAAAAAATAGAAATGGTAAACTTGTACGAGATGTTGAGTTTAAGACAAGAGAGGATATAACTCCTGAAATAATCAAAACAACTGCCGATACATATGGTATTGATTTAAATCTTATAAGTAAATTAGGAGTAGATACTAAAATAAAAAATAAAGATGGTAGAAATCAATCTATATCAGAATTAATGGCTGGCCTAATTTTATCAGATTTGGAAGCAAAACAATATGCACCTGATGGAGTTGCCGCTGATGATTATTATTATAAAACATATTCCGATAGTGCAAATAAAGAAGCTAACTCAATTAAAAAAGGAATTGACCCTAATGTAATTCAAAAGCAAGCGGATAAAAAAGTAGCTAAAGCAGAATCGGATAAAGAAACTTTGTATAATAAAGAAACTACTAAAGATATAACAAATGCACTTTCAAAGGTAAAGAATAAAATTTTAGATAATGCAATATTTACGCCAGCACAAGTAGCACAAGTATCAAACAAATTTAAGATAGATGTAAACAGGGTATTAAAGAATCCTGAAATGTATCTTGATATATCTGGATTTACTCCAAATGAGGAAGATTTAAAAGAGTGGGGTTATAAAAATTTATCTGAGTATGTATTAACTAAATTAGGAAACACTATTTATTTTGGAAAAGATAATGATGTTGATGAGATGTCTGAATTATCAAGCTTACAATTAGCATATCCATTAAAATACAAAACCCTTTCGGATGATGAGTGGAGTAAGACAATGCAAAGTGAATTGGAAAATCCAACAACTGTAGATGGTGGGCTTCGTAATTTCATTAAAAAAGAAAAGGGTGGTGATACGGATAATTCTTTTGTAGGTATTTCGGAAGCTAATGATAAAAATCAATCTAAATGGGTTAAGAAGCAAGCTAAGAAAAATAATAATTATATAAGTTCTATGATTTCATATCAATCAATGATAAATAAAGATTCTTTAAATAAAATTGATGAAATGTTAAAATCAGACCCACCCCCGCCTGTTCAAACAAACGCCTTATATAGAGGTATGGCTATGACATCTACTGATTATACTAAATTTATGAAATCGTTTAAAGAAGGTAGTAATATTGATTTACCAATATCTTCATTTTCATTTGATGTATCAACAGCTACTGAATTTGCTAATAATGTTGGTAACGCAAACGCAACAATAAATAAAGCAAACAATCAATCTATAATGATAAAGGTGGTAAATTCAAATAATACATTCAATGGATTTTGTATGAACGCAAATATAGGTAATGTATCTGCAAAAAAATCAAATACTGATTTTGCTACCGATTTTGGAAATTGGAGTGGACAACATGAAGTACTTTTACCATCAAATAATAAATACAAAGTTGTGAAAACAGAAGTTAAAAAAATGGAAGGTGGTCGTTCTCTTACAGTAATAACATTAGAACAAATTGGAACTAAAAACGAAATTAAGTTAAGGGAGTTTATAGATGACAACGAAAAGGACATTTTAAAGAAACATCTACAATATCCAAATAGGACATCATTATTATATACAAAAGAAGGGGAAAATTAATTCCCCTTTTTATTTGGTAGTATCAGGTATTTTTCGTATCTTTGAGTAATCTCAAACCCATATAAATGCTTAATTTGGTTATAAAATATACTTTAAAAAAGATTTGGAAAGTCCAATAATTTGTTGTATATTTGTAATCTCTTTATATTTATATACATAGAGGGTGAAGGACACTCACCTAAATAAAACCATAAAACATAAACTCTTAAAACGCAAAAAAATGGCTATTAACTTAGACGCAATCAGAGGTAGACTGAACAAACTACAAAGCACAACTTCAAAGAAAGTAGAACTTTGGAAACCAGCTCCGGGCAAACACACTATTCGTTTAGTCCCTTACAAATTCAACAAAGAGAATCCTTTCATTGAATTATTCTTTCACTACAACATTAACAACAAATCTTATCTATCTCCATCTTCTTTTGGCAGACCTGACCCTATCGTTGAGTTCGCTGATAAGTTGAAAAGAATGGGTGATAAAGAAGATTGGAAAGCTGCCAAGAAAATGGAGCCGAAACTTAGAACATTCGTACCAGTATTGGTAAGAGGTGAAGAAGGTGAAGGTGTAAGATTTTGGGGCTTTGGAAAAACTGTATATCAAGAAATTCTTGGTTACATCGCAGATCCTGATTATGGTGATATTACTGACCCAAATGAAGGTAGAGATATTACTGTTGAAGTGGTATCAGCTGAAGACAGTGGTACTTCTTACCCTGTAACAACAATCCGTGTTAAACCAAAAGAAACTCCTTTAGCAGCAACTAAAGAAGAAACTGATAAGTTTATCAATGGACAAACCGAAATCACAGACCTTTACCAAGAGTTGACTTATTCGGAATTGAAATCTGTATTAGAAGGTTGGTTAAACCCATCGGCTAATGGTGATGAAGATACATCTACTGCAGCAGCAGAGACGTTATCATCTACCGCAAAAAATGACGAAGCACCTTTTGACGTAGATGCCCCTAAAGCATCGGCAGCAAAAGAAGAAGCATCAGCTAAGAAAATAGATGATGTAGCATCAGCATTTGATGACCTTTTCAATTCATAGTAAATAAGTAAACAATTTATGGCAAAAGCAACTAAAGAGGTTGACTTGGCGGAAGTACTCGTTGAGTCCCTTAACAAACAATCAAAAGACCAAAAGGTAGCATTCTTTTTAGATAATGATGATGCACCAACAAATGTAGAAGGCTGGGTTT